GCCACGGTGCTTGATGGTCGCCACTTCCTCGCCCTATGGGTGCTGGTCGGTGTGACCCTCACACTCTGGAGGTGGTGCCACTGGAACTAATCAGGCAAGGCAACGTCAGGGACAAGTCCGGCACCCTCCGCCGGGCTTGTCTCCGTTTTACAGGGACAACCTCCACGACCGGAAGGCTTAGGGAGCATGGCGGCTGTCCGGCGGCTAGTCCCACCTACAAGCGGTGGAGGGTGGGGACGCTGGAGGGGTCACACGCTGGCCGGGTGCGGGGTGTCGTGGTTCTTGCGTGTGGGGCAGTATCCGGGCGGGGCGTTGACCAGCAGTTCGGCGGGCTGGGCGCCCTAGATAATAGTCGTGATCTTGAAACGGAGGGGTACAGGTGTTCAAGCAAGGGGGCACCCCTAGGGGGGTACCCATGTTCCCGTGCAAGTATGTATAGATATGGAGGGACGTGGCGGATCAACTCTGGTGGAGTGTGACCCTTTCATGCCATGGTTGCATGGCCCCCCCTATACTCTGTCAGCCTTGTCCCACGTTTCCGCAGGTCAACATGCGGGTCACAGGTGGGACAGTTCAGACAGGTTTGGTAGGAGGTGGTGTTGTGCCGCAGAATGGTGGTGGGCGTGGTTGGCGGTTTGATGAGGCCACAGGAGAGTACGTTATGCCCCCGAAGTGGCGGGCACTCATGGAATGGCTGTTAGAGGGTCCCGATAGGGATCCTGCGTTTCAGTATGAGTGGGCTGCTGTGAATGGGTTGCATGAGGATTCTGTGCGTCGGATGAAGCGGGATGTCCGTTTTGTGCGTGAGTGGAATCGTCGTTGCGCTGAGTTGAATATTCATCCGGAGCGTACGCAGTCGGTGATTGATTCGTTGCATCGGATGGCTGTGGATGGTAATGTGCAGGCTGCTAACTTGTATTTGCAGTACACGGATCGGTTTACGCCGAAGCAGCGGTTGATTCAGGAGGAGCCTGAGGCGTCGGATCTGTCGGATTTGGAGTTGGCGGATCAGTTGGAGGCTCAGGTGCGGCATTTGAGGGTGGTTGGCGATTAATGGCTTTGCAGAAGGATCGTAAGTGGCGTCGCGCTATACGGTTGGCGTCTGGTGCGAATCGTCGCCGTAAGGAGCGTACAGATTTCGGGCGGTCGGGGGTTGTTCCGTGGTCGTGGGGTACTAATGGTAGGTTTGATCCGAGGGAGTTTTGGGAACATGGCTAAGCGTGCAGAGGGTGCTATAGGGATGCGGGGGCGTATGCGCCGTCAGGGTCCGTTGGATCGTTTCGATGAGTCTGTCGGTGAGGATGAGCGTATCGCTGAGGGGTCGTTCAATATGGATCCGGGGATGCGTGCCCCTGACGAGTTCACGGATGTGGCTTCTGCGGGGTACCGGGAGAACGCTAAGCGTGTCGCGGAGCGTGGCGGCGCCAAGCAGTACGCTACTTCCGTGGAGGAGGAAGAGGCTGACACTGAGGCTGATGAGCGGCGCAAGCAGTTGATGTTTGTGTTGGCTGCTTTGATTGGTGGCGGTGCTGGTGGCATGGGTGCCAGCAGGATGATGGGTCCGGGTGCCCGTCCGGGTTTGGGTGTGGGTGCCCGTAATCCTAGTCAGGCGGAGTGGAACGCCATGAAGATGCGCCCGGGGCGCGATCAGGCCGCAGACATGATGAGGGCCAAGGGCATAAAGCCCGGGTACACGTCTGGCGGTGGCTTCGGTGTGGATGCCGTTTCCCCCTATCTGGCCTATCGGGCAATCAAGGGACGTGGGAAGTGACCGGTGGGTTTGCAGTAGAAGCCACCGAAGCGTATGATCCGTTTCACGATGAGGAACCTTTGGAATGCGGTCTGGAAGACCCCGAAATCTGCGAGTCATGCCAGTGAGATGGGTAGTGTCAGGGTTCGTGACAGTAATGTTCTTGTCTGTAGCCTTCACGGTTTGGGGTTTGGGTCGACTGTTACAGTCGTTGTTCGATTAGATGAGCGGCCTGTCGGAACTGCAACGTGAAGCAGAGTGGCGGCGCTGCGTAACGGATGAGAAGTTCTTCCTAGAGAACTACTGGCATATTGCCCATCCCGCTCAGGGCCGCATACTGTTCAACTTGCGCGGTGCGCAGTCGAACGCGTTGAACCATTGGGATGAACACAGGTACAGTTTGACGTTGAAGGCCCGTCAGATCGGGTGGACCACACTCGTGTCGGCGCACCAGTTCTGGTTGGCGTTCTTTCACGATGACCAGAACATCATTGATCTGTCTCGTACGGAACGTGAGTCGGTGCTGTTGTTGCGCAAATCGAAGTACGGGTTTCAACATCTACCAGAGTGGATGTTGGCGCGTGGACCGGATTCGCTGGTGGAGCATCAGCAGAAGATGGGGTTCAGCAACGGTAGTATGATTACGTCGATGCCTTCAGCATCGGATCCTGCCCGTGGTGAATCCGCATCGCTGGTTGTAGTTGATGAGTGGGCGTTCTTACCGAACCCTGAGGAAGCGTGGGCATCCATTGAACCAGTGGCAGATGTGGGAGGCCGAATCATTGGTCTTAGTACGGCGAATGGAAGCGGAAACTTCTTCCATGAACTTTGGGTGGGGTCTTCCACGGGCACGAACCGTTTCGCGCCGATGTTTTTTCCGTGGTCTGCGACGGAGGATCGGGATGAGTCGTGGTATCTGTCGAAGAAAGAGTCAATGTTGCCTTGGCAGTTGGCTCAGGAGTATCCGACGACGCCTGAAGAAGCGTTCATAAAGTCAGGTAACCCGGTGTTTGATTTGGATGTGTTGGAGGATATGAGGCAGTACGAGGAGGAGGGCCAGCGCGGCTACCTTTGGGAGCCGCATACGCGAGTCGTGGAGTTTCGGGCTGATGCTCACAGTATGGCGTGAACCGGTCGCCAACAGGCCGTACTGTCTGGGGGTTGATACGGCGGAGGGGTTGCTGCATGGTGACTATTCGTGCATTCAGGTCTTGGATGTGCGTTCGGGGGAGCAGGTCGCTGTCTGGCATGGGCACATTCCGCCGGACACGTTGGCGGAGGAAGTGTACAGGCTGACCCTGTGGTACAACAACGCGTTGACGTGTGTGGAGTCGAACAATCACGGGTTGACGACGATTGTTCAGTTGCGGCAGTTGGGGCATCCGAACCTGTTTCGGAAGCGGACGTTGAATACTTCGGTTACGCGGGTGTCGCTGGAGTTTGGGTGGAAAACCACGCGAACGACGAAACCGCTGTTGATAGATGATCTAGGTATGGCGCTTCGTTCGGGGGAGTTGACGATCCACGACCGGTATACGGTCGCGGAGTTGCGCACCTACGTGCGTAACGAGCGTGGTTCGATGAGCGGGTCACCGCATGATGACAGGGTGATGGCGTTGGCGTTGGCGAATGAGATGCGCCAGTACGCTTTCATGCCGGAGTTTGTGCAGAAAGTAGACGATTACTGGACCGTGGATTGGTGGGCGCGGATGGTCAAACCGGAGGAAACACCCGACCATCAGATCGGCACACACTCCATGCGTGGGACAGTCTGACCTTAGTGTTTAGACAACAGTGGAGGATTCATGCCAGCAGCAGGTAACTTCGTTTCGCACACCAACGGTACTCGTACCATTGATGGCGCAACGGGTACGAACAACAGGATGGAACGCGGGGGTTCCGTGGTGTCCAACCCGATTTGGGAACCGGCAGCACCGAACTCACCGAAGCAGCGGTTCAGCGACCCGAAGTACGCTAACCAGACTGGTGGCTATGGGGAGATTTCGGTGCGTGAGACGCCCCTGAATCAGCATGGTCAAACGGGTCAGGTTGAGCCGTCGAAGCCGCAGCCGGACCTGAAGGGTCACAACGCTGCACCGCACACTAAGCGCCCGTAACTGTGGCGATCCTCCCCCGGGGGGCGTCCTACAGCGAGTTCTGCGAGTATGTGACGGGGCTGCGTGGGGTGCTGCCCCACGGCGAACTGGATGAACTATGGGAACGACATCAAAAACTGACTGGGATCACCTTCGCAACTGGTCGGGGTTACCGGTCCATGTTGCCACCGGACGAGCAGCATCTGAGCCGGGAGGAACTCGGCCGGAAAGCCGAACAGGAAGCGCGCTCTCAGGGACGCAACATCGAACGACTGCCAGATAAGGCGATGTTCTAGTGGCACAAAAATCCAAGGCGGAACGGTTTGAGGTAGTGCAGCGCAGGGTGCGTGCTTCTGCCCGTTGGCGTGACGAGATGGGTTATGACAGCCTGTGGCGTCGCATGAACGACCTGTATCGTGGTAAGCATTGGCCGAGAACTACAGCGTCACGGGAAGACATGATTTCCGTGAATCTGGCTTTCAGCACGGTGAATGTTATTGCCCCGTCGGTGTCGGTGAACCACCCGAAGGTGGTTGTTTCTGCGACGAAACCGGAGGACGAGGACCGCGCCGCATTCGTTGAGGCTGTGGTCAACTATCTGTGGCGTCACCACGATTTCAAGAAGCCTTTCCGTCGTGCCGTCAAGGATTTCTTGATCTTCGGTCACGGTTGGATAAAGACTGGGTGGAAGTTCTTGGAACAAGAACGGATGCTTGCCAATGCGGAGCGGGAGGACCTGTTCGGGGAGGCTGTCGGTGAGACTGACATGTTTGCCGCCGAACGTCCCGACTTGGCGTCGGGATTACCGACGGACGAGGAGATTGAGGCCAGTATCCCGGCAACAGCCATGACCGTGGTGGAAGATCAGCCATTTGTCGAACGGATCAGTCCGTTCGACATGTATGTGGATCCGGAAGCAACCTGCATGGAGGACGCCAAGTGGGTGGCTCAGAGGATCACACGACGGTTGGAGGACGCTAAGACGGATAAGCGGTATAAGGCTTCGTCTAGGCGGCGGTTGACGGCCGACTCTGCGCTGTTCCCAATGTACGACTCCACGGAGCGACAGGAGCGGGAAGAGTTCCTTCGTGAAGAGGACCGAGTGGTTATCTACGAGTTTTATGACGTGGTGGAGAACACTATGAGTGTGCTCTCCATGACGGGGGAGGACTTTCTGGTTGATCCGATCCCGATGCCGTACGCTTCCGGTCAACCCTTCGTGATGTTACGCAACTACGATGTGCCCGACTATTTCTACCCGATGGGTGATTTGGAGTCTATCGAATCGTTGCAGTTGGAGTTGGATAAGACCCGTTCGCAGATGATGAATGCCCGGAAACGGTACGCTCGCAAATACTTGTATCACGAGCGGTCGTTCGGCCCAGAGGGGCGCGAGGCTCTGGAATCCGATCAGGATGGCCGGTTGGTGCCGGTGGTGGATGAGAACAAGCCGTTGAGTGAGGTCGTCGTACCGATGCCTCAAACACCACTGTCTCCCGAGATTTACAACATGTCGGAGATCGTGGAGGGTGACATCAGCACGGTCAGTGGCGTATCAGAGTACGCCCGTGGACAGATGCCGGAGATTCGGCGTACGGCAACAGAGGCGAGCATCATCGCTGATGCTGGCAATGCGCGTGCGGCGGACAAGTTGGCGATCATTGAGATCGGCATTTCTCACATTGCACGCAGGGTTCTCCAGTTGATGCAGCAGTTTATGACTGGTGAGGCTATGGCGAGGGTCACGGCGGGGAGCGGGGAGAACCTGTTCGTCAACTATACCCGCGATGATATTACAGGGGAGTACGATTTCAGCGTGGAGGGTGGGTCCACGCAGCCAATCAATGACACGATCCGTAAGCAGCAGGCCGTGTCGCTAATGAACGCTATTGCGCCTTTGATCGGTGTGGTCATTGATCCCGCCGTGTTGGCGCGGTACGTGTTGCAGCAGGGCTTCGACGTGAAAGATCCGGACAAGTTCATTATGCAGCAAACACCGCAGGCGCCCGTGTCGGGAGGGGAACAACCCAGCGCCCCCCAAGCCGGTCAGGGTATCCCTGAACCCGGCGGCCCCCCCGACATGGGGGCCTTTGCACCCACTGGTGGTGTACCACCGGAGTTGTTGGCACAACTCCGGGGTCAGATGGGGATGGAACTGCCATCACTATAGTGGGACAACAGTCCCTAGTACATAGGAGCAACCTAACGGACTCCGGGAGAGGAAAGTAAATGAGCGAGGATGTTGTGGAATCCACGGAAGTGGATAATCCGGATTCTTCGGTGGAGGTTCAGCAGGAACCAGCGTCGGACACCTATTCCATAAAAGTGGATGGGGAGGAAGAGCAGGTCAGCCTTGATGAACTTCGGGATGGATACCAGCGGCAGGCGGATTACACACGTAAGACGCAGGAGTTGGCATCCGAACGTAGACGGTTAGAGCAAGCAGAGGCCATTGTGTCTTCTCTGGAGGCAGATCCAGAGGGAACACTCATTGCGTTGGGAGACGCTTTCGGCGTGGAGCAAATGAACCGAACTCCGGCACCAGTTCAGCGAGCGGAGTCCTTTGAGGACTCTTGGGAACAGCCAGAGGAACGGCAATCGGATGCTACAACGGAACGGATCTCGCAGTTAGAGGCCCGACTGGCTGCTCAGGATCGTTTACATAGACGGCAAGAAGTAGAGAAGCAAGTGGAGACACTTCAGACAGAGTACGGAACCTTTGATCCTTCCGACCTCTTCCAACATGCGTTGCGGCACAAGATCGGCAACTTAGAAGCGGCGTTGACGCACATGCGTTACGGCGACGTTGCTGATCGCGCGGCAAAGTTGGAGAAGGAACAGGGACGGACTGAAGCGAAGCGTGATGCAGCAGTGGTGAACCCATCGGGTTCTAAGCAGGCTGGATCTACACGTCCGGCAACACCTGAGAAAATCTCCTCCATCCGTGAGGCGTTTGAGAGCGCCAAGCGGGAACTTGCTTCATAACCAATAGAGAGAAGGTGACAGATCATGGCGGGTAACGCCGATTTTGATCAGATACTGTCCACCACCCTCAAGAACTACATCC